GTAACAGGTCTTTCCCAATCAATTAGTTCAATTCCTTTTTCTTCTCGATACCAATCACGAACCAAACTCCAACAATCGGTTACACCCCAACACCACGACCTACCTTTTAACGCTGGTTTATATCCTGTTGGTTCGTAATATCCCCATTGTTCTGTTTTTGGATTAACAATATGCCAAGGTAATTTACTTGCCTCACAACTTACTTTATCTGCTTCACTTGCTATAGCTGGTGTTACAGGGTGAGAATGTATAACACTAATTATTTGCCCTAATCCATCTGCTTTTACATAATCTTCTGGGTCTAAAATAAAACATTGTTGAGAATAGGTAGATAAATTATGACAAGGATAATAAACTTTTTTGCCTTTAATATTTAACAACAAGCCAACAGATTCTTTGGGATCTTCTGCTTTTGCATGTTCTAATGCTTTAACTCTCCAACTCATTAAATAAATGTCCCGATAGAGGGGAAAAGATCTCTAGTACATTGTCTTTTAGGTAATCGAATACCAGCTAAATCACTAACACTTGCTAATTCAAAAGTAACAACTTCTCTATTCTCTGCTGTTTTTCTATCAATGAAATAAATTTCTCTAGGAAATTCATTATTTGCTGGTGTATTAGGATTAACAGATTCTTGTAAAAGAACATCTCCATTTTCTAATAAAATAGAATCTGTTGAATTTTCTTGTAAAAAGAAGCCAAAAGAAGAAAAGTTTGTTGTATCTAAAAATTTTGCTAATGTTCTTATCCTTGTTACCTTTGCCCCTGTTAAATCATTACCAGCAGTTATTAAATTAACTTCTAACATTACAGCACTAATTAAAGATAAAGCATTACTAATTGTTATTTGTGGTCTAGGAAGTTGCCCTTTCTGAAAAGCAAAGCCACTAGCTTGTACTGGATAACGTAAGTATTCATTTCCTTGCCAAACAACTTTTCCATTTAGATCTAAATTACTTCCTGCATGAAACCTATAAATAGTCGTGGCTCCATGTAAAGTTGAATCCAATTCAAGTTCAAATAATTCAATAATTGCAGAAGGATTTGTCTTCTGTAAATCACTGATAATTGGATCTAAACTCATGGCTCAAATACTTCTCTAAATGTCGCCGTAATTGTTGCTCTATTTAAATATGGAATCGACTTATTCCAACTATCACAAACAAATTTAGAAGCTGAAGATTCCCCAGGTGGAGTAAAATCAAAACTTGCATTATCTAAAGCTCTAGCATCTAAAAATGTTTCAATAGTATCTGCATCTGATTCTGGTACTTCAAACTTTAATGAATAAACTTTTGGATTTGTATGTGCGTCTAACCCAAATAGAATTCGATGTTCATATCCATCAGCAAAACGAACCACACGCTTGTTAGGTGCTGATTTTTTTTGAACTCCATATTGCGGAGAAATTGATGGAAATGTTGCCATTAGCGTGTACCTGCTAAGAGTCCTCCAGGTCGTTGTTGATTTACAAGTTCAGATTGAACTGCTGCTGCCAGCATACGTCCTAATTCTTCTGATTGTCCTGCATTACCTTGAACTGCCGAACCAGAAGCATCTACATTAACAACAATATTTGCTCCCCCTCCTAACTCATGGTTCGGGATAACTGTTCCTGTAGTTCTTGGAACAAATAATTCTGGGCCTCGCTCTCCTACAATATAAGATTGATTCCCTCTAGCTGTACCACCATCTGCTAATCCGTAATTTGGGCCAGCAATTCCTTTGCCAGTCATAGGGTCAAAATATCCTCCTCCAGGGCCACTCATTATTGAAGACCCAAGATTAAACATAGTTAATATTCCTTTCTGTAACTGAGCCGCAGCTATCCTTGCAGCCATATCTAAGAAATGATCTGCAATTCGACTAAACATATTTGCAAATGCTTCTTGAACACTCATAGTTCCTTTAATTATTCCTTTAAATGATTCACTAAACGATGAACTAATTGATTTAGATAATTCAACCATTCGATATTGAGCATCATTTAATTTATCCATTTCTTTTTGTACTTGTACTAATGCTGCTGTTACAGGATTTGCCATGATTTCTGCATTTTTCAATCTTGCTTCCCCTAACTCTATTTCTGCTTCTATTTTCTTTTTTTGTGCTTCAAGTTCAGTAGCATCACTTGAATTAGTTATCTCTATTTCTTTTATTTTTAAATCAAAATTTAATTTATCTAATTTATTTTGTTCTTGTACAACTTTACTTTGTTCTGATGTTAACGTAAATCTTTGTTTTTCCAAAGCTAAAAGATTTTCTAAAGGTTTAATGTCCTTTTGATATCGGACTTCTTCTATCAAATCTTTTCCTAATTTCGATGGAACAATATTATTTGCTGGCTTATTTTTTTGATCTAAAGGATTATTAGCTCCATACATATATGCATTCATTTTGCTGATAACTAACTCGTTTCTGTCTGCATAATTCAAACCTTTAGCTCTACCTTCCTCTCTTGCTTCATCAACAAAACCTCGGAGTTTTTTTCTATAATCCCAATAGTTACCTCCTTTATCTTCAACTGCATCCCTAAAATCAGATTTAGTTTCTCTAAATCTTTGATCTTGATTTAATTTCTTTCCAAAATCAATTATGCTTTGAATAAATGGGCCAAGATGATTCGCAAGTAATAATGTTAGTTCTGTTCCTAATAAATTTATTTTGTTTGTAAATTCAACTAATTTTTTTGAATTTTCATTTATTTCTCTTGGACTTTGACCTAATCTCGCATTGAATTCATCTAATAAAAGCCGACTAGCCGTTGATTTTAAACCTAATTTTTCTAAAGCTAAGGCTGTTTTTTCAGTAGGACTACCGACTAAACCTAATTTTGAAATTAATAATTGAATATTTTCTTCTGGCTTTCTTAAAGCATCAGTAAGTTCTTGTAATGCAGTACCAATTGCAGTACCAGCAATAGATAAAGCAAAACCTGCTTGACCACCAATAAGTCCACCAGCAGCACCACCTATAGCACCGCCAACTGCTGATAATGGGCCTTGACCGAATAACAACGGAAAAGCACCACCAATCAAAGCACTACTTGCTGCATTCCCAATCTTTTGTCTTGCTGATTGTTTTAGTTTATTTTGTTCTGCTAAAAGTTTTAATTCTTTTTGTCTTGCTGATTGTTTTAGTTTATTTTGTTTTGCTAATTGTTTTGATTGTTCTGCTAAAAGTTTTAATTCTTGTTGAAGTTGCTCTAATTCTTTGTCTTTTATTTTAAATCCAATTTGATCTTGATTTAATTTTGTTTTATTTAATTGCTCTTGTGCCGCAGAAACATTTAAACCTTGTCTAGCAAAATCATTAATCTTACTTTGAATATTTTTAATCTTATTTAGGTCTTTAGCAGTATTTGTATATCCTTTGTCTATATCATTTCTAAGCCTTAACATCGAATCTAATTCAGCATTAACATTTTGCATCCCCTCTAAATCTTTATTACCTTTGAAGAAACTAAAAGCTTCTTCTAAACCTTTAAATGCTGTTTGTTGTGCGCCTGATAAAGTATCAAAAGTACCTTTTAAATTTCTAACTGATTTGTCATATTTATTTGTTTGATTGGCAATTTTTATACTTTGTTTTAACCTCTTATATTCTTTTCTATATATTTCATCTTCTTGTATAATTTCTTCTTTTCCAAATTCTATTAATTCTTTTCTATGACCTGCTCTAATCTTCATCTCCTTATTAAATTCTCGTAGCTTCTTTCCTTGATCTCCTACAAACCCAGGATCAAACGCACCTTTTCCATCTGTTCCAAGTCGAGTAACCCTTATAAATTCATCAGTAGCTTTTTTAGCTGCTTGAGATAATGCGTTCGTTTGTTTTGTTACTTCTTTAACTTTTTTCTTTAAATCCTGTATTTTTTCATTACCTTCTATAAGTAGTTTTATATTTACGCCATAATCAGCCATTGCTTTCGACCTTTTTATCCAATACGGTCATATTAGCTTTATCTGTGCCTGATAGCTTGTTTTGGTGTTTTATTTTGATTCATAATTTTATCTTCTTCTTCATTCTTTAATTGAAAAAACGCAGCCCAACCGACCAATTCTTCAACTGATAAATCTAAACATAACTCTTTGACCGTTTTACCTAGTTCTTTTGCTAATCCATAAATAAAAAACCAATCAGGATTCGCTTTTGAAATCTGCTTTCGCTTCCTCCACCACTTTTTGATTCCCTGATTCCATCATTGCCAATTGTATTGCTTGTAAAATGCTTGCATCAACTTCTCTTCGTATCACAGCCCTATCACCATCCTGAAATAATTGCTGCCCTTTAGAGTCAATAGCTTTTTCTATTAATAAAGTTAAAGCGTAATCTTCCCCACCATATTTTTCTGTTTTTTGGGCAATAATTTCTCTTTCAGCAAGAGTTAAAGGATGCCAATACACAGCAAGAAGTTCTTTCCCATTTTTCATAACTGAATACTTATATTTTTGACTAACACCAAAATTAGATGTCAGTAATTCAATCGCTTTCATTTTAAATAAAATACTATATTATTAGTATACTAGGCATTGGCAGTAAATTGACAGGAAATAATTCCAAGGAAATGAGATTCTTCCTCGTTTTCTAATGTTGAAGGGCCAACAACATCCCGTGTCTTTGGTTTGCAACTATAAGTATCGACATAATTAGAAGCATTAACAGAACTCATGCCATCAATAACTGATTCACCAATTGCAGCTAACACTGATGTTCCTTTGTTTTTAGGAACATAAATATTACATTGAATCACTCCTGAGTAGTAACTAGAAGAATTTCCTTGATTTTGTAATGTCGATTGAGAAAAATCTATTGTTATTGCTATATATTTGACTGTTTTCCCAGGAGTTGTATAAGCGATATTGTCATAAACCATCTTTACAGATGGATCAACATCCTCGACTGCATCAGTAATTGCTTTTTCAAAAGCGGCTCTAACTTTTACAAGTGTCATAATTATTCAAGAGAAGAAGTAAATGAATCATATTTATCAGAATAAGTAATTGCCGATTCTCCAGTTTTAGAACCTTTACCATATTTTATTTTATCAAGTTTAGTTATTAGTATTTTTCCTTTTCCTTTTAAATTATCTCTCATTATTGTTTTGATAACTGGCCCTAATCGACCTTGAACCAACTTTTGAACAGTACCTCCTTTTAATGCATATTTAGCATATTCAACTGTATTTCCAATATATACTGTCTTGCCAATTTTGAAATTATCTCGTACCAAATACCTTGGCCTTACAACAGGATTTTTAGGCTTGCTAGGTAAACCTTTGAAAAAAGATCGTGTTGCCTCTTTTTTTAAAGAAGCCCACGGTTCATATTTTTCTACTTTTAATTTTGGAATAACAGAAGTATTTTGAGCTTTCCAATTAGAAGCAAAAAAACCAGTGTAAACAGGACTTCCTCCAATATCGTAATTGTTTGGCTTGGTAGATAAAACTTTTACAACTTTTTTAACTAATTGATTAAAATCTCTATTCAACGCTGCCTCTAGATCATCAGGAAGATCATTAATGTTTGGTCTTTTAGCCATTAGAACCTCACCTGAATTGTATGTAGATAAACCTGTCCACCACGTTTTGTATCTATATCAATAATCTGTG